GGTTATGCCTATGCCGACCGATCACACCATTATCCCGCGCAGGACTGGTGGGGTAACGGCCTATTTTGTGGGCGAAACGGCGGAGATAACCGCGTCTGACAAATCTTGGAACCAAGTTGAATTGACAGCGAAAAAGCTGGCCGCATTGACCCGCATGAGTTCCGAGTTGACGGAAGATAGCATCATCAACATGGCCGACGATCTGGCGAATGAGATGGCGTGGGCGTTTGCCAAGAAAGAAGATCAATGCTGCATGATCGGTGACGGAACATCAACATACGGTGGCATGACTGGCCTGTATGTCAAATTTGATCCCGACCTTGACGGGACGCATACTGCTGGTGCCGTTGACGGTGGGACGCCCTGTACGGCTCACTCGCATCCCGACACTGCCGACCTCACGAACGTCATGGCGGCATACCCATGTACGCGAGGGCCGGTGCCAAGTGGCACATCAACCCAATCGCAAAGGTCGCCGTATTTGATCGGCTATTGCTTGCAGCGGGTGGAAACAGCAACCAGAATTTGGCCCAAGGCCAGCCAGCTATGTACGGTGGATATCCCAGCGTTGAGTGGGAAGCTGCTGACGGCACTGATCCGTGGACCAATGACAACCCGTGCTTCTTTTTCGGAAATATGAACTTGTCAAGCACGTTCGGGGATCGCAGGGGCATAACAGTGAAAGTCAGTGATCAGCGATACATTGAGTACGATCAGATTGCCATACAGGCCACTGAGAGATTCTGTATCAACCATCACGACCTTGGCAACACCAGCACGGCTGGCCCATTGGTTGCTCTGATCGCCACCACGTAAACAAAATGAACACCAGAACCCATTTATAGGAGACAAAAAATGGTTCCTTCAAATTCGTTAGTAATGCCGCTCTGGTTCACCTCGACAGCGTCGGCGCTCAGTACTCACATCGGGTCCGTTGACACAAAAGGGTATGACTACCTTCGGTTCAGTATGACGGTGGCGTCTGCCTCTGCCGCTGAGACTGCGGTTGCAAAGATGGAGGTTTGCGAAAGTGATTCGGCAATCACGGCGTATACCTCTGTGGGCGCGACTCCAGTGACGGCTCTCGTTGGTGCGGCTGCGGTCAGTACGTCTGCCGGGTTTGTTCTTCCGGCCAGAAGTTCGACGAAAGAAAACTCGTACACCCTAAACGTAGATCTCAGGGGCCGCAAGCGTTATCTCGGCCTGCATTTCTCGCCAACTCTCGCGGCGACCCAGGGCACGTTATCAATTGTCGGGGTACTTGACAGGGCTGAAGACGGGGCGAGCATTGCCACCGCAAGCACTGCTGTTGACGGTTGTCGTCTGATTGTTTCTGCGTAAACACCCTCCATCTGGCCGTCCTCGTGTGGGGGCGGTCAGGTGGGATCTTTAGAAACCTTTTTGATGGAAGGTGCAATATTATGAGTTTGCAAGAGAAAATAGACGCTGTCCCATATTGGTATCACAAGATAGAGCTACCTGATGGCACTGTTACGCCCGGATGGTCGCCACTGTCGGCGGAAAGGTATTGTATCCCAGAAGATATGACCGGCCTGCGCGTGCTTGATATTGGTGCATGGGACGGCTATTGGACTTGGGAGGCCCTGAAGCGTGGGGCGGCTGAGGTTGTTGCCATTGACGACTTCTCAGACACATGCGGCATGTCCGATGCCGAGCGATCTGCTAAATGGGCAACCTTCGATATATGCCGGGAGGCGTTCGGATTTAGTACAGTGGGCTTACCGCAAATTGGCAAGGACTGCTGGATCAACCCGGAAGGCCAGCAAGTCCAGCGTATAGAAATGTCTGTCTATGATGTGGCTAGTCTTGGACTCTTCGACGTAGTCTTCTGCTTCGGCACGCTCTACCACCTGAAACATCCTTTGCTTGCACTTGAGCAGATCAGCGAGGTATGCAAGGGGTCAATTTACATAGAGACAGCGTCACTTGACGAGTTCTCGCCTTACCAGGGCGGCGTCGGCCATGGGTTCAACCGTGGGCAAGGCGTTATGGAATTTTATCCCCGAGATGAATACGGGGGTAATGAATCGAACTGGTGGGCTCCGACCCTACAGTGTTTGGGGTTGATGCTGCATTCTGTCGGGTTCAAGGGGATAAACGCCTGGCCATTGACCGAAAATCCCAAAGGCTTGCCAGAGTGCAGGGGTTTTGCGTCTGGGACAAAAGACCCAGAGAGAATCCCGGCATTATATCCTGACGATGTAGGGACCAAGAAAAACGTAGAGCAGTTGAAAGTCGCGGCAGTGATGAGTGTCCCCAGGCTTGGTTTCACTGATAACATGAATTGCACGTTTGGGGCTCTATCCGGGTTGGGGATTCCCCTGGTCAATGTTCAGGGTGCGTTTTGGGGACAATGCCTTGAGCGTGGCATGCAGAAACTCGTTGACGAAGGGGCCGACCTGCTTCTCGTTATCGATTACGATACTGTATACGAACGCAAGGACGTAGAAGACTTGATTCAGCTAATGCACGACCACCCTGAAGCGTCTGCCGTTATGCCGATGCAGGTCGGTAGAACGCAAGATATGATTTTGACCAGTATGAAAACAAAGACGGGACAACAGAGAAAAATCGTTCCATTTACCGAACTGATAGATGACGATGTTATACAAGTGGCATCGGGACATTTTGGGCTTACATTGATTCGTGTCAAAGACTTAATGGATCTGCCGCACCCGTGGTTTGTGGGCAAGCCAAATTGCGATGACCAATGGGGGCCGGGGAAGATAGACGATGACATCTGGTTCTGGAAACACATGGAACGGCACAAGAAAATAGCACTGATGGCTAACCGTATTGTGGTTGGTCATTTGGAGTTAATGGTCACATTGCCGGACGAAAACCTGAAGCCAACTCGTATACACCCAAGCGAGTTTTACGACACAGGGAAGCCGGATAACGTTTGGAAATAAATTGTCTATATGTAGAGGAATAAAGAATGATTTGGATAGAGATAATTAAGCCGATTCATGGTATGGCTGTAGGGCACATACAGCAGTGGTGTGACCGCAAAGCTGAAGCAGTCATTGCTTCCGGGCATGGGAAAAAGGTCAAGGCTCCAAAAAAGGAGAAACCAGCAACGGCTCCCAAAAGAGTCGAAGTTGCTACGGCCCCGCCTGTTGCACAAACGGCGGATAACCCTCCCATCGGCCCTCCCAAAACCGGCACCAGCAACAATATCGGTGCTAAGTACAAGTCAAAAAAGAAATAAGGTGGTCAAAAACTGATGGACATCAGCGCAACAACTCAACCAGCATCCGAGCCGGTGACCCTGGCCCAGGTAAAGCTACATACCAGGCTCGACACTACTGAGATTGGAACTATAGAAGATAATCTTCTCAAGGGATCTCTCTCGGCAGCCCGGCAGTGGTGTGAGCAGTACCAAAACAGGTCATACATATGGCAGACTATCACAGGCAAACAGGACGTTTTTACCAATACCATCGTCTTGCCTAATCCGCCGCTGGTATTGGTAGACTCCATTCAGTATATTGACACCACCGGAACCCAGCAGACCCTGGCGACCAGCGTCTATGACGTAGACACCACAAGCGACCCAGGCGAGATCACCCTGGCCTATAACCAGAGTTGGCCCAATTTACGTGGCGATCACCACGGCGTCATCATTACCTATCGTGCAGGCTACGCTGCCACCTGCACAGCCAGCACCGGGGCTGACACCCTTACCGCCAATGCTGCTGTCCTACACATAGATGACGTCGTGCGTCTCTACACAACCGACACCCTGCCGGCTGGGCTGGCACTGAACACTGACTACTACATCCTCACCGTATCCGGCAAGGCCGTTACACTGGCTACCAGTTCCGGCGGGTCCACTATTGACATCACCGACACCGGGACAGGCACCCACTATATCGACAGCGTCCCCCACCAGACAAAGACCGCCATTGAGATGTTAACCGCACATTTCTACGAAAACCGGGAATATGCGTGCCCAATCCAGTTATATAAAGTGCCCATGGGTGTGACGGATTTACTTGCGATTAATAGGGTATGGCCGATATGAGATGTGGCAGGCTAAGACATCGAATTGAGCTACAGACCGCTGTGCGGACCAAGAGCAGTGCGGGCGACGACTCTACCTATTGGACGACCTATGCGACGGTTTGGGCAGCAGTAGAGCCGATTACGGCCAAGGAACAACTCAAAGGCGATCAGGTCCAGTCTGACAACACCCATAAGATCATCATCCGATACAACGGCACAGTCAAGCCGAAATCACGGGTTCTCCTGCGCACCTACAGCGGGACAAGTGGTGCGGCACTATATAATAATTCAGGATGCACAATCGACACTAACGGCGGCCTGGTACGGATGACCAGCGCCGGCAACTTCGCCACAGACCTGGTCGGTCAGTTGGTCAAGTGTGATTTCTCAGCGACCTATACGGACGGCGTCTATCCCGTCACTGCGTCCACGGCCAACAGCATCACCATCAACCTGGCCTGGTCCTCGGATGTTCCCACGGCCGAGACCTGGATGGGCCTGCGTGTCATTGATATACACAAGCTGGTCAATTGGCAGGAACGCGGTATCTTTCAGGAGATCATGGGCACGGAGGTGGTGGCATGATTCAGACAAAGATAACGCTACTCGGTGCCAAGGAACTGGAAAAGAAGCTCATGGGCATGGAGGCCAAGGTTGGCAAGAAGGTTGTACGTAAGGCTGTACGCGACGGGCAAAAAATCGCTCTTGCTGCTGCTAAACAGAA